GTCGCATTTGACCCACTCGCTTGAAACTCCCGTTGAACGCCATGCCCGGGTATGCCACCTATGACGGATATTTGTGACAGGGAAGTCCGAATCCTCCGAAGAGGCCGTTATCGAACCTTCATCAAACAGGTTATCCCAAAGGAATCTTATCCTCTCCATTCTTCTTCGCCCTCATAAACATCAAATGCTCGTTGTGAAGCGGATACCGATTTCCGTTCCAGTCAATGTGCCAGCAAAAGAGCTTCGTATCGATAAGAAACGGATACTTTTTCCTAGCGTACTTCGGCCACCCGGCCTTCGTAAGTACGTCATCTCTGATAATGCGCGAACAAAGCTCCAAGTCCTCTGTCCCGGTCTGCGTATTGAAGGAGTGGGTCTCCGGGTCGTAAAAGACTCGTTGGGGAGTGACAAACACCCTCTTGAGCTTCCGACCCGCAAGAACATACTCTTCGCTTTCGTCCCACAGCACTTCAAGTATGGAACGGTGAATGACCGTACAACCCATCGGGATTCCATCCACCCACACCTTATCGCCGAGCTCCCATTTCGCAAAGTACCCGTTACCGCGCCCCCGGTAAATGAGCGGTTCCGACGGCACACTCTTCGTGAAATAAAGTCCGCTGAACATCGGCGGCTCACCCTCGATGATGTAATTGTTCACGCCCACAAGAAACAGCGGAGGAAGGACGACATCGTGGTCAATGAAAATCAACCACTCAAAACCTTTCTTGATGAACTCCTCTACGATGAGATTTCGAGCGTCTGCCACCATGAACCGGAGCGGCGAATACTGGTCAATCCATTGAATGTAATCATTCGACGACCAGTTGCATGGGATGACCTGGCCGTAGCGGGCAAGCATCCACTCCGCACGTACAACCCCAGTCAGCGGGATTCCGATAAAGACCCTCTTCTGCGGCTCGGACTTCTTCGAAACGAGCTTGGACCGATAACCCTTTTCAACCTTGATTCTCTCTTTCATCGCCCGTCTCCACGACTCTTCAGAATGCTCTGCCCCTCCTCTTCCGAAATCTTCCGGAGCAAACATTCCATATTTCCCGTCACCTGCCATTGTGGGAAACCCTCCTCAATACGCCACGGCTTCGGCTTGTACACATCATAGAGCGGATACCTTGGGTCGAAATACTGAAACGTCGCGGCGTTGTACGGTGAACAGTGTGTCGGGTCTTGAATAAATCCCTCCGACTTCCCATAAGGCGTGGAAAGCGCAAGTTGACCGTCGAGCTTCATCACTCGCCACATCTCGTCCCAGAGTTCAATCTGAAGCCACGGCTTGATGTGTTCGACAATGTGGCTCCCGATTATCATCAGACAACACTCATCAGGAAGCGGCCACGGGAAGACCTCAAGGTCGTGAACGATGTCTACGCCTTGGACCTTCCTCTTGTCCATCCCAACGAATCCTTGCTGTTTGTTTTCTCCGCATCCGATATCGAGGCGGATACCAGAACCCTCCAGCAATACCCTTTCTAAATCGTCCATACCGATTCCTCCACACACTCAGATCATAGGTGTTCCCGGCGAACAGAGACGCGTTCGTTCCCGAAGCATCGTACAGACCGATGTTCTGAAGCGTCGAAGCCCCACCCAGAAACGAATCCGACGAATAAAATGTCGCCGTAAATCGAACGGTCTTCGACCCGCTCACGGATACGGTCACGGTCTGCTTCTTCGTTGACCCCGAAATCTCCCCATTGAGGGTCGTATCTCCGGCGCCAGGTGCCGTTCCCGTTCCGAGCGCGACGTAGGAAATCTGCTTTGACGACGCTTGAGCCGCGATGAGGCGACAAAGGTAGTCATCGAACCCCTCGTTGACGATGACGTTTCTCATCCACCCAGAGTCGCCGACAATGCGGTCCGTCTTGTCGCCTTTGCCTTCTGTCAGACGAAGACGGTAAAAACCATGAACAGCGATTCCGTCTCGTGGACGCTTAGACTGTCTCATCCTTTCCTCCTACTATAAACTCAGGTGCCTCGAACAGCCGTTGTCGGCACCCTAATATCTCCTCTTTGAAGCTTCTTGGTGACCAACCGCACGACGTACTCATGCTCCTTCGGAATTACTATCGGCTGAATGTCGAGCACTGTCGAACCTCCCTCTTGCGATCTTACAACTTCAATCAGCTGCGCCAGCAGCTTGTCAGTGTTAGAAACTGCTGCCCCCGCTCCAACTGGACTGATGTCGACCCGTTCAGTCTTGCCTGGCTCAACATAAAACGTGTGCGGACCTGTGACAACATCGTGAAATCCGGTTTGGGCACGGGTTGTCGGCCCTTGTCCCCCCGTCGGTTGCGCCCCTCCTGTCTTAAGATTCACCGGCCAGGTGATAGGATTCTTTTTGAAATAGCCTTGTATGTCTCCTGCCGCTGCAGACGCGGCAGATTTAGCCGCATCAAAAGCGCCGGACAAAGACGATCTGATCTTACCTGCCGCCGAATCCGCTGCTTCAGGGATGTCTCGCTCAAGTGCTCCTCTTAAGCCGTCTCTTCCTTTCATCACATCTACGAGATCGTGTATCGCCCCAACGACCTCCTCAAACCCTCCCTTCATCGTTTCAGCCAGAGACTCTTGTTTTTCCTCTAAGAAGCCAGCTTGTGTAGCTTGATCAATCAAAGCCTGCGTACTGTCATCAAGTTTGAGACCATACTGCTCAGCGAAAAACTGCAGTCGCTCCAAAGTAGGAGCCATTTGCTTCAAAGCTTGATTGCCGTTAAGTCCCGCCTCTTTGAGTTGCTCATAGTACCCTTGAGCTGATTTCGCGGCGTCGTCCAGAACTTGTTGATTCAGACTCCCAGTATTCCCCAACGCGTTCAGTACGGCAAGATTCCCTTCAATCGCACCGAACAGCTCTCTATGAGATTCCGTCACTTTTCTGATCTTCAACAGCGTAGCGATAGCACCACTCGCATCAGTTCCTAGCGTCTCATGAGCAGCGGCCAACGCATCCAAAGTTCCGCCGATAGAGTTCATAGCTTCTTCATAGCTCGCTCCATTGGCGACCATCGCGTTGAAGACAGCTAAAGCTTGTCTTTCTAGCATCTCCGTCTGCTCTCCGGCACTACGCGAAGCGGTCTCTATCTTTTTGCTCAAATCCTCGGCAGCTTTCGAAAGCGTTTCATATTCCTGTGTTCCTTTAGCCGTGCTCTCCAACTGCTTGAGAAGCTCTGCCTGTCGCTCCTTCATCTGTTCGATGGGGCCGATGGGAATTGCTCGTGCCATCGCTTCAAGTCCCTGTGCCGCATTCATTGACGAAGACTTAGTCACTCCCAACTGCTCGTTGATGTAGTCAGTAACTTCTTGAACTTCAAGCCCCGACCTCTTGACGTGTCTGATAAACTCTATCATCGCAGCAGAGCCTTCTTGCCCCAGACGTTCTGCGCCTTCAACCAACTTGAGAAAAGATTGACCAGCTTGCTCCGCAGCAACTGCAGCATCAAGTTCCCCACTTTCAAAGTGTCCGAGAATGTCCGTAGCCCGTTTCCACAGCTTGTTGATGTTCTCCTGCTTGACACCTACGTCCTCAATCACCCTGGCAAAGTGTGACGACACTGCAATATAGCCCTTCATTCCCTTCTCAACAACGTCTTTGGCGATAATCTCAGCAGTCGCTTCAGACATCTGACCCCAACCCTGGAAGTCCTTTGTCAGTCCGCCGACCCACTCCTTCATCAGTCGTGCTTGTCTTTCAGCCTCCGTCTCTTGCTTCTTGAAGAGTTTTCCGATAAGCGGAATCTTCGAGAGAAGCCCTGTCACTTTGTTCGTTATCCCGTTTATGAAGTCTCCGATAACTGGAAGTCTCGATCCGATTGATATTGCAGCGCCGATCGGACCCGCCAACCCAGCAAACTTAGTGATAAGATTGCCGACTCCTGGCACCAGCTTTCCTACGGCTCCGCCTATGCCCTTAAACACGCCACCGACGCTCTTCGACATCCCCTCAAAGCCCGCCTTCAAAGACCCCCAAACGTCCTGCCCTTCCGTTATCATCTGTGCGGTCTTGTCAACCCAAACATCAAGAATGTTTGAAAAGATGCCCTTCAGAGCGCCTAACAAGCTTCCTCCACCCTTAATCAACTCAGCGATGTTTCGTATCCAGTCAGCTTGAATCTCTTTGTTCACCTCTTCCCAGCTGATGCCGATCTTCTCTGTATCGGCTACAATTTCGAGAGTCGTACGCTTACTCATAGCAGACAGCACTTGGTATTTGAGCGGAACTTCCTTTCCGAGCTTTCTGTACATCTCAATGATGCCCTCTACTGCAGCGCTTTGTGCTTTCCCTGTTAGCTGTCCCTTCTTCGACAGACTCTCAAACGCCGTTTCCACCTCCTTCAGCTTCTGCTCAAGATCAGACTTCAGTGTGACTCCAAGCGAATCGGCCTGATCACGCAAAAGCGTGACTGTCTTAGCAACCTCTTTGGCCGCCATCTGCCACACATTGAGCGAACCAGCGTGCTTTTCCGTCGCTTTAGACGCCTCCTTCATGCTTTCTTCGTACTTCTTGGCTGCGTCATAAGCTTTCATGAACCCTTCGGGCAGCTTCCTTCCCATCGCCTGAACTACTGGGATGATCTTGTCTCCAAGATCGACAATCTTGCCACTCATCAGTTTTACGGCGTCACTCCACCCTATGCCTTGCGTCTTGGCATAACGAATCGCTGCCTCAACGTCCTTCGCTTTCGCTTCAAGCGCAGCAAAGCTTTCAACTCCGGCACTGCTTGCGAACTTCAGCACCTCTTTCGAAAAAGCTTCGACAGCAGCCGCCGCCCCTTCAGTCGATTCGCTCGTCTTTTTCAGCTCAGGATTCAACGCTCGTATCTTTCCGATTAGGGCAGCAAAAGCCATCGGAGCTGTCTGTGCCATTTTCGCGATATCTTGCTCGAATGTGTCAAGATGGACTTCAACTCCCATCATCCCAGCTTGTGCTGCGATCCAGCTCTTCACCCACTTCGTTGCAAATTCATTCCCAGTTGCTCCCAACCTCAACACGCGCTCTCCCAGTCGTCCGACAACCTGCTCAATCTCTGTCGTACGTACCTTGAACTCTTTCTCCATAAAGTCAGCGACCGATTCTTGTGCGGCGCGCAATCTGCCCAAAGCGGCAGTCATCCCTTCAGTAGATTTGCGGAATCCTACCTCAGCTGCAATCATCTTTTCGCCGATTCCCGGAATCAGCATGTACGTTTCTTGTATGCGTTCGTTCAACGTCTTGCCAAAGAGATTGATCTTGCCAATCGCTTCTCCTATCTTCCAACCGACGAAAGCTGAAGAAGCGACTAAAGCAAACTGTCCCATCGACATCTTGGCAAGATTGATTTGGGCAGTTAATGACTTCAACGCTCCCGTCGCAACGGACGCCCCGCTCTGAAACTTCCCTACACCCGAAGCCAAAGCGGTCCACAGCTTCAACATCAACATCTTCTTTTGTAGTACGTACCACGCGCCGTAAGTTTTGATGATCGCCCCAATCAGCGTGCGGTGATCATAGAGAAACTTCCCTATCTTGCCCAGTGTCTCCCCAAACTTCGTAGCCTTCTCGATTGCCCCCTTCGCCCACGCCTCAAACTTCTTCTTGAAATCATCCGTCGACTTGATGCTGTCTTTGAAAGGCTTAGTAATGCCCTCCCAGAAGCCGATCTTCATTCTTTCGAACGTCGCTCCTAACGTCTTCAACCAGAAGTCTGCAGTTTGCGTCTGCTTACGGAACGCCTCCTCAGTAGCTCCAGCACGATTCTTCATTTCTTCGAGAATCGAATTGAACTCCTTTCCAGAGTCCGATGTCAACATCAAAACAGTGCGAAGGGCCGTAACTGAAGGGAAGAGTTTTGTCAAAGCGGTAACGTTCATGCCCGTAATGCGGGCCACTTCTTGGAAGATTTCTGCTTGCGAAGCACCCGCTTTGGTCATTTGCTCCACCGCGGGAGCAGCATCTACCATTCGATCTTTGATAAGCTTGATGATCCCTGGGATTCCTTCGGATGCAAGTTTCGTAGCGTCAAACTGTATGCCTAACTCTCGAGCCGCCTTCCTCACTTCAGCGGTAGGCTTTAAGAAGCCCATCAACGTACGATTGAGTCCAAGAACGGCTTGTCTCGTTGACAACCCTTTCTTTGTTAGGGTAGCGATCGCAGCCCCGATTTGCTCAAACGGCACTCTTGTTGCAGCGGCTGTAGCGGTAACTTGTGAAAGCGCTCCGACCAACTGCGGCATCGTCGTAATACCCTTCTTGATGGTAACGAAGAGTATGTCTGAGATGTCGGTGACGTTCTTCACGGCGTCTGCCGCAGTAGCGGTCGACATCCCATACGCGTTCATTGTCGAAGCGAGTGCCCTGACCGTCGAATCCATGTCTGCCAAACCTGCTTGAGCAGACATTGCCGCTACCTTCATGAACTCGAGAGCCGGAGCTCCCGCCTCCACGCCCGCAGACACAGCCTGATACATACCTTTTGTGAGTTCTGTGACTTTCCCGAGCGTAGGAGACAGATTGAGCAGACCTCGCCTAAATGCTTCTGTCTGCTCCGTATTCAAGTCGATCAGCGTAGTGACGTTAGCAAATTGTTTCTCAAACTCACGTCCTGTGTTGATCGTATCTGCGATAGTGCGACGGAGGGCGGAGATGGCACCCATAATCCCCATCACAGGAAGCATCCCAGACGCAAACATGGTAAAAGCGCCCTTCGCTGATTCTTTCAGTCTGGAAAAACTTCCCGACGCCCCCGTCGCACCCTTTTCGGCGTCTTTCAATCCAGTTCTGAGGTTGGTGGAAAACTGCTTGATTACACGCGTCCCACGATCATCAACTCGTAGGACGATGGTGATATCTTGTGCAGGCATTCAGCATCCTCTCTACTTCAAAACTAGCGGTCGAGAACGCCTCTTCTCAACCTTTCCTTTCTTGAGTTCCTCAAGCTCACGCTTGGCTGCCTCCTTTTTGCGTTTCTCTTCCAGCCTCTTCAAACGAGAGACGTTAACGCTTTCCGTTAAGAAGAGCAGTTTTGCGAGCAGCTCAAGGCGCTCCGACTCTTCAACCTCAGAGAGGTTGCTAAACGCGTTAATCAAAGTAACGTCAAACTTTACCAGCCCCGTATGGGGCTCAACACTGTACGTGAGTAGAAGACTGAAGATACCGTAAGCGTCCCAGTTGCGAAAATGCACACGTGGGACGCCCTTTGGACATGTCAAGTCCTCTGCGAGCTTATTGCAATCCGGCCTGTGTTTCGGCTCCAATTCGCCGAAAATTTCCTCGCATCGTTGACACGTCCAACGGTTCGCATCCTCTACCCACCTTGCGATTGCTCTAAATTTTCGACTTGCTGTTTGGCCTCTTTGCGATGTTCCATGAAAACTTCGGAGTCTGTCGCGATCGCCAGCACAAAATCATCGAACTCGGCGTTGTGCTTCAACAACGCCACCTTGTTCTCCAACGTGCACTCTACAGCGCTGTTCGGATCAATGTCAGAACTGAGCTCGATGGGGAGCAACCTCTGCAGCTTCTTGAGCGTCAAGCCCTTCCAACTCTTGATGGCTCGATCAGCCCAGAGTTTGAGGAGCTTGTCACGATTAGTGACATCCTCGACTCTTCGCGTCTGTCGCGAGTACTGCCGCTTTGTGCACTTGTTGTACAACTTCTGCATTTCTTCTCGTCCGACAAAAGCGACTTCAACCTCGAAGCCCTCTACAACATCGAACTCGGCCCAAACAGTCATGCCCTTCTCAAGGGCCTTGTTGACCAATGCTTGAATGTCAACCATTTACCTAAACCTCCTATGGCAATCAGGCCGAATTGCGTTCGTACAAAAGCTATGCTTATTTGAACGTAATTGTTATCTCGTCGTCTTGAGCAGCTGTGCCAACAGCTATGAAAGGAAGCTCCATGATGATCTCTTCGTCTCCAGACAAAGTGGGCGTTCTGTACTCAATCTGCGGACACGAAATCTCCATGATCTTGCCCGCCGTGTCGCCGCATGGAACGATCAGCGCGTTCTGGACTTGATTCTCAGCTCGGTAGAAATAGCCCTTCGCTCCCTTGTAAAAGAAGAGAGTCAGGGTTCCGTTGACATCTCTCCACCCGATAGCTTCGTACGTGGTCGCGTACAACTGTCCGTTCTTCTCGTCTTCGTAGTACTTGATGTTGTTGGTGATCGTGATTGTGGAACTGAGGACTTTGGTGTCGACATTTTCGATTTTGCAGATACCCAACTTTCCGTGAACTGGCGTTCCAACTTCAGTTCCAGACGTGGGCCACCAAGGAAGAACCCAGTCGCCTGCGCTCTCTCCAGAGCCAGCATAACCAGGCGTAAAGGTGATTGTGTTTGTAGTGTAGTCGATACTCGTGATCGTGTAGCCGTTGCCGCCGTTGTCGTCGTTCGTGAATTTGATCTTGATCTTCTCATCCGAGAATCGCTCTGCTTTATCAACGACACACGTAGTATCAGACGGATTGACAGCCTGAGTCAGCTTTGCGGAGCCAGCCTCGTACCACTTCATGAACTGTCCGCTCCACGCAATCTGTCCGATCTCACTTCCAGAAATGGTGAACTCGCCCACGTTAACTGTGCATCCTGCCATAGCGAAAGCAGTGTGTCCCTTCTTTACCCACAAAGAGAACGAAGGAAGGTTGATATCGGAGTCGAGACTGTAGACAACAGACGTTCCCGCATTCACAACTTTCTTGCCGAGCAGACATTCGAAAAGCACATCCGCTTCCGGAGCGGTCCCTTTGGTCCCACTGGGCTTAACATAGGTGGTAAAGCTCCAGTTGCCCGGATGCACACGCCCTTTGATCGGCGACAGTCGGCTTCTGCCTCCACGAATCTGCTCGTCGTCGATGAACTCGACATCCTGTCCGAACGCCGAAACGCCCACAGCCAGCAGGTAGTCAGTCGCAGTGGGGTAAACAAGAGTCCCTTCAGTGCTTTCTTTCTTCACATAGATTTCTTCTTCATTCGCAAGTGAGAAGACTTTCATCTCTCATCCTCCTACTATTTGATTCTTCGCCTTTCTATTTTACCCTTCCAACCTTCCGCGTCTTTTAGATCGCGGAACAACGCTTCAGGCACCCTTACCCACGCGCCTTTTACGAACTTACCGAATCTCTTCACTGTTCGAGTTGCGTCCACCGACTGTAACAGATATATTTTAACATACACTCCCTTCTCCTTGGCAACTCGTGAAGTCGTACGACGAGAAGTCCTTCTCTTAGTCGTACCGTGTTTCTCATGCGGTTGCGATATGTTTCTCATAAGTCACCTCGCATTCAAACGTGATCGTGTAAATCGGAAACTCCCCTCCTGAAGAGATGCTGAGAATGTCAACCATCTCAACTGTGTCTGACAGTGTTGGGTCTCCTCCGAGTGCATTCTTGATCTCTCCGACCAGAGTCTCCTGTGTCGCTTCGTCTTTTCTCTCACCCAAAAAGTACACGACAATCGTAGTCGCAAACCTCCAAAGCGCGTGTCGTCCCACTTCGTATGTTGGAACTTCGTCGCCTGGGATGATGCAGACCAGAGGGAGTTGACTCTCGGTGTATTTGTCAAGTTCTACGGCTTCATTGGCCCTTACGACAGTGTTGACAGAAGCAGTGTTTACGAGCGCTTCCAACTTTGAAAGGGCAGTGGCTCTATCTGTCGCCATCTCAACTCCTCTTCAAGTAGGTGATCTCCAGAGTGAGGAGCGCCACCGCATGGGGGCGCAAGAAGCCCTCATCGGTATCAATCTGCGTTATCTTCGTGTTGTAAACAAGCCCTCCCAGCGTCACATCGTCTTTGATAGCATCAATCGCCTTCTTGATGTCAGCATTGAGCGTTGTTGAGAGTGTCGCTTGCTCATCGTATGTGTACAACACCAGTACGACGTTCCACGTCACCAACACAACGTCCTTCAGCTTCCTGTTTCGAGCCTCCCTCACGTCGTTGATGAAAATGCTGGGATAGTCGTAATCTCCCACTTCGTTGTACTGACGATCTACAGACTTGAACCCGACAGCAGCGTCAGCGAGAATGTCGTAGAGTTTCGCTGCTACTTCCTCTTTAGTTGCAAAATAGACACTCATTTGGCTCTCGCAACTCTCTTTGCATAGCTCGCAAGCACTGTCTTCATCAAGGCCGCTACTCTCGTTCGCAACGTCTCCCTTGTCAGCTCAATAAACCTAAAAGCCCGACTTCCTGGGTGCATCACGTTTTGAGCAAATATCTCGCTGCCGTCCACCTTAAAGTGCAGCAACTTGTTTCCGACACGCGGAATCCTGTGCGGCCTAGTCCCTTTCTCCAGACACATCAGCACAAGCTCATTCGTTGGATCGTTCCTGATAATCACTTCGCGTATCACAGCCCCTACCTTCTTGTACTCCGCCTTCCACATATCGGCAATATGACGCCCTGCACCAGAGCTTCTAGGCGTTTCTTGCTTCAACCGTTGAAGCGCCTCATGAGCAAGAGATGTCATTCGCACATTGACTTCTGGGGCGAGCTTATTTAGCTCTCGAATAGTAGCGTTCACCTTTCCCCAAGGGATGGTAACGCGAATATCTCTTTCAGCCATTAGAGTAATATCATCCAGCGTTGGGATTCAGCCTCTAGATCGCGAACTACTGCTTCTTCTTCTAACCTTCCGTCCTTCGTCAGTCCGTCTACGGCTCCATAATCAATCAAGCCTCCCGCACGCTGCACTCCAGAAAGTTTTGCTCTCGTCCGCCCCAAAATCTTCAAACACTGAGAGACTGCGTAGCGCACGATGACATCTTGTCTTCCCGACGGTATGCTGTCCCATGTCCAGGGTTTCGCTCCAATGTAGTACACCTTCTTGTCGTCCGCCTCCGGCTCTGGAATCAGGTAGAGCTTGTTCTCTCCTGGATTATACTCCCAGTCGTATCGCCGCAAAGCTTGTTGCTTCTCCAGCCAGTCTACACACCAATCGTAGTATCCCGTTTCAACGTCGTACAGCGGGATGCCAAACAGAACGTCAAACTCCTCCCCGAAAACGTCCGAAACGGTTGACGTGCCAAACCAGTAAACTTGCAGAATTTGCGTCACTCCGGATTCGGGTGTGTAGCTCTGCACATCATCTTGCGTTGTGATGTAGTACAGCCTCCAATCAGGAACGTACTTGTCGAGCAGCCTCAAAGACGCATCAAGTTCGTCTTCGATTGAAGCGTCTGAAAGTTCTTCTGGTTGGCTCTTCTTTGGGTTCCCGACGATTTTGCGCACTCGATCCCTTAGTGTTGTCTTGTCTAGAGACATTGGCCTCCCTTTCCAACATTTCCTTTAGGTGTTTGGTAGGAATTCGCCTGCGCTGTTTGTAAGTCGCCTTCTCTCCAGGCATCACATGAATCGGATTTCCGTAGCAGTCGTAGATGACCTGCTCAACCTTTGTGTTGTTAACGAACTCCTCATCATAAATCTCATAAGCTTCAGTTTCGACCGACATTTTACTTACCTCCTCGCCATTATAGCACACGAATGTGCGCTTTACACAAACTTTAGCATCATCTCACCTTTAAGTACAACACGCTCGATTATCTCGTTCGTAATACACTGTGTACAACGAGGACATGCTGGGGGTGAGATGCGACTAATCTTATCCTTATGCTCATCAGAACCCCAGCGAGCAAGAAACTTCTCAAACGGGTGAAACTTCCCCAAGTTTAGTAGGTCATCCCCTCGTCTGTCAGGACACATGTAGAAGATTTGATCAGCTCCAAAAGCTCCGACAAGTGGGGTAGCGTAGCACTGCTTGAAGCGTATCGCTCGCTGCCACTCTCTATCAAACTTGTGCACGATCCCATAGATGTGGAAATCGTCGCCCTCAAGCTCCTTTCTTGACTCTCGCAAATGCCACTCAGAAGTTCCTCTCAATCCAGATGTGAAGCGATAGTTTCTAAGATAGACAGGACGAAAGTGCACTTCGTCAACTTTGAAGCTCTTCGCCATATCAGCAAACTGATACATTTCTCCGTAGTTAGTGTGGTGAATCAAGAAGGTAAGCGTGATCTTTGGACACTTTCCATTTCGCTCTCTAACTAGCAAGCCGACCCCATCCAAAACCTTCTGAAAGCTGCCGACGAGCGCCTTCTTCACTTTGAGATACGTTCTTGGTGTTGCTGCATCCAGTGAGATTCTCACCCAAGAGCAACTGTCGATCACAGCCGCTCGTATCTTCTCATCCCGCAACTTGATTCCGTTCGTCTCCAAAGCTACTGATAGACGAGTCTGCTTTAGCGCTTCGAGAAATTCGACAATCTTCGGGTGCATCAACGGCTCACCAGCGCCTCCAACAACAACACCCTCGACACCCCACTCTTCCAGAGATTTAGGAAGCGAAAGCAACACACTTGCAGTCATCGTCACGGGCTTTGTACGACGATACTCCCGAAACTGACACCAAAAGCAGTTTGCCTGACAGAGGTTTGCGGGGTCGACCCAAACTGTAATCGGCACAGGAATCTCTCCTTGCGCTATCTGCTCCAGTCTTTTCTGCCAGTAGAGCGCCTTCATCGGGTTGTAAGGGTTGTAGCGATTAAGCCACTCTTTCCACATTCACTCCTCCCTCACCATCTCTCGATCGCCTGCTCGTAGTTCTGCTCGAACCAACGAATCGTCTTTTGAAGTCCCTGTCTAAGGGTCGTCTTGGGCTTCCAGAAAAGCGACGTGATCCTCGAAACATCGAACACTTTCTTCGCCTGCCCATCAGGTTTTGACGAGTCCCAAACAACTTTCCCTTTAAAGCCAGAAAGTTCGCAGATAAGTTCTACAAGCTCTCTTATCGACGTACCGACCCCAGTGCCGACATTGAGCGGGCGAACGTCGTCGTAGCATCGTGTCGCTTCTATTATAGCGTCAGCGGCATCACCAACATACAGAAATTCGCGAATAGGCTTTCCCGTACCCCAGACAACAACTTCACTTGCGTTGTTCATCTTCGCTTCGACAAACTTACGTATCAGTGCTGCCACTACATGCGAACGTTCGGGGTTGTAGGAGTCCCACTCTCCATAGAGATTCGCCAAAAGAAGGTGAATCCCGTTAAAGCCCCACTGCTTGTTGTAAGCTTCACACTGAATCTGCATCATCTTCTTCGTCATACCGTAGCATCTGACGGACTCGTGGCAGGGGCCGCCCCACAAATCCTCCTCCCTCAACTCCCCTTCCAGATAGCCGGGATAGGAACATGCAGTCCCGACTCCCACAAACTTCTCAACGTCATGCTGACGGCACGCTTCGATTACGTTGGCCCCCATCAACAGATTCTCGTAGTAAATCTGCCCTGGGTACTTCCTGTTGATGCCCAGCCCTCCATAGAAAGCCGCACAATGTATGACGACATCCGGCTTAAAAGAAGACATGCACATCAAGGCTTGATTCGGACTCGTCAAATCGAAGACGCGCTTTCGTACGACGGAAACTCTCGTTCCCCGCTTACGCAGTTTCTCGACGATCTGTCTGCCCAAAAAGCCAGAACCGCCAGTCACCAAGACATGTTTGTCTTCAAGTTTCAACATGCTCTCACCTCAAACGCTTATTAGAATTACACATTGGTGTAATCATGTTCGACTCTGAAAACTCTGAAGAGGTTGATCAATTGTTCAACTCCCTCTTCAAGCGTGGTTTTCGCGCTCCATCCAACTTCGCGAATCTTCTTGTAAGACACTGCATAATCACGCCTATCCTCATCGTGCCCAACATCAGCGTAGTGCAGATAGAAAGGGACTCTCTCCCTGATGAACTCTGCGACATACTGCTTTGTCAGATTCATGTCCTCAGAGCCTACGTTGTACACTTCGCCCTTCATTCTGTCAAAGTTTTCAAGCGCAAACATGAAGGCTCTAGCCATATCCTGCACGTGTATGAATGTGCGCTGAAAGTGTCTTTCATACACAATGAGATTGTGCTCTCTTACAGCTTTGTAGCAGAAGTCGTTGATAAGCAGATCAAGCCTCAATCGAGAAGATACGCCGTATCCCGTAGCGAATCTGTAGATGACGTAGTTGTTTCGCTGCATCACTGCCTCTTCTGCAAGAGCCTTCGTCTGTCCGTAGATCGTCAAAGGTTTGAGCGGAAGCTCCTCTTTGCACACGCCCTCAAGATTGCCGTAACAACTTCCTGTCGAAGCAAAAACGAGAGGAGTCTTCTCATCGAGGGCTTCGCACAACGCAACTGTTCCTCCAACGTTGGTCGTTACTGCGGCGTTCTCATCCTTCTTACAGACAGGGTATCCCACAAGCGCCGCCAAATGCACAACTGCGTCACACCCCTCGACCGCTTTTTGCAGTTGCTTCTTATTTCGCACGTCTCCCTTCACCAACTCAAAGTCTTTTCGAAGGAAGCACGACAAGAGTCCCCGAACGCCGTACAACAAGTTGTCGTACACGCGCACTCTCCAACCCCTGTCAAGCATCATCGGCACAAGCACACTCCCCACAAAGCCTGCACCACCAGTCACGAACACTCTCATCATTCCCTCCATCGCCAGCTTCTTTTGATCTTGTTCTTGATCTCGGTCGTACTGACGCCCTCGGTATACGGGAAATACACAACCTCAATGCCCTCTTCTTGAGCCTCCTCTTTTCCAGCCAGATACTTGCCCTCCCAGTCACTGCCCAAAACAATGATGTCGACTGCGCGCTCCTTCAAGACGGCAACATTGAAGCTCAAATCGCTCTCTATCACTTCATCCACGAATCGACAAGCCTCCAACATCGCCACACGATCTTGATAGGGAATTACGGGATAGCTGCCCTTATACTTCTTCACAGACTCATCCGTGTTCACGCCGACGATCAATCTGGTTGCCATCTTGCGAGCTCTCTGCAGTATGTTCACGTGCCCAATGTGGAACAAATCCCATGTACCCTGAGCGTAAACAACCTTCTTTTTAGTCATAGAATAGCGCTCCCACCCTGTAAAAACGTTCTCTGACAGGGAATTTTAGTTCAGTGTTGAACCGCTTCAGAGTTTTCACCACATCGACTCCAGCTCCTTCAAGAGGAACTAGAGATTTCTGGGGAGCACTGCAAGGGATTGTACACTTGTCGCACAACTTGCACGAACCAGCGCCAAATCCCACAACGAAATAATGCCCTTCGTTAAGCAATCTGTCTCTTTCTGACAGAATCTCTCTGTGCATCTTCAAACTGCTCTCCGCTCCCAATTCTCTCCACCTCGCGAAGTCGTCGTCAGTTAGGGTGAATTTCTCGAAGTAAAGAACACCGTGCGCAAATTGAGAGAGCAACTTCTCGTAGTACCCGACCGACTCAATGTGTGGCGGACAAGTCGCTTTCTGCCCGTACCGTTTGCAAGACCTGCACATCTCCCTGACTTTCAAGTCGAACACCAGATCGCTCTTCGGGTTTATCTCCAACTTGTTCAAAGCTTGCCTCCGACAATCAACGAGTCGATGCGAACCTCCTCGAATAACAGCAAAAACCTGATCGTCTCAAGCACGCATTCCAAGCTGACAGGATTCAGTCTCCGCAGCTCGTCTCCGTATCTTTCTCGACTTGAATCAGTATCGACGATCCCAAAATGAACCGACGTGGCTTTGATTCCGTACTGCGCATTCTCTATCCGCACAGAATCCGTCAAAGACGTTGCGGCTCGCTTCATAGCTGAGTAAACGCCTTTGTTTGGAGCGACGGTGATTCCCCGAGTTGATGAAATATTTATGATATGACCGTGCCCCTGCATCCTCATTACGGGGAGAACTTCTTGACAGAGGAACAGATATCCCTTCACAGTAATTTCGTAAGTTGCATCGAGGTCCTTTTCCTTTGCATGAAGCAAATCGTCGTAAAGCATCAGTCCCGCGTTGTAAATCACTGCATCTACCCGACCGAACTTCTCTAACGCAGCGTCGATCAGCAATTTCGCATCGCCACGCTTCGTCAAATCGCACTTTCGAGAGAAAAAGTCATCACAATCTGCCCGTTTCGAGGTTCTACTGCACACTCCGACCAAAAAATCTTTCCGCAGAAACTCAGACAGATGTCTACCGATTCCGCGTGAAGCACCTGCAATTAAGACAACCTTCTTCACACCCACCAGCCCTTGTACAAATTCTTGCAGTTATATCTCCAATCAGTGTACTTCCTCGGCGTCTCCCAATCGTCACCGAAGAAAGCAGTCAGATATTCAGCAACCGGAGAGGGGACGTTAAAATCGACGCCCCTAAAGCTGACTTTCTCAAAGGCATCGAACAGCCTTTTGTTATAGACCACTCTGCCTTTTCTGTACCTCCACGTCGGTCCGAGGTCTCGATTGTAGTAAATGTACTCGCCTCTCTCGTAATGCGCTATTATTTCGATCGGCAAAACATACTCACCGAGACGCTTCTTCAGCCAGCAAATCTTTCCTTTCTCCCACTCTGTGATATGAATCTCCTCGTAGTAAGCAAATGATCGTGCCGCTTGCGCTATCGCGTACAAGCTCCCCTCGTTCATCACCCCAATATCGAAATCCTTGTCATACTCAATCAGTCCACCGTCTCTTACAAGCCCCAAGCACACGCCCGCCACCAAGAAAAACTCCTCGCCCACTTCATCCATAAAATTCTTGAATTTGAAGAACTCGTTCTCCACTCTGTCCATCCCCATCTCCGAAAAGGTGGGCGGAGGAGGCACTTTCTTCGTCATTTGTTCACCTCGCTGTGAAGCACTTTCTGCGCCTCTGAGTAGACTCTATCTACGGACAATCCCTTCAAGCACATAGGGATATCAATGTTCTCCTTGGCTCTATGCGGGCCAGTGCCGAAACACGGCACCTTAAAGTCGCAGTAACCCTCTTCCAAGTACGGACAGCTGCCCTGAACAGGAATCATACTTTCGAACATCTTGGCAAAGACCTTGCCGTTCCTATTGCTGAAGATAGTGACAGTCGGAACGTTCAGAGCCGCAGCTGCGTTGGATATGCCGCTGTCTGGCGATATGACTACATCCGCCCTGGCTACAAGAGCGCACGCCTCTCTGAAAGTGTGGGCATACTTCCCGCCTTCATCCAGCACCTTTACGTTCTGACCAGAGCTTCTGAGCCGTTCTACGACTTTGGGCATACCCGGCCACTCCTTCAGCTTGTTGCTACCCTTCAGAACGACGACTACACGATGTGCGCCATCGCTTTCTCCCCACTCATTTTCTGCCCACTGAAGTTCTTCTTTGGTGGGGAAATACTCAGGCTTGATGTCTCCCTCGACTCCCAAGACATCGAGGTAAATTTTGGAACGCGGTGTTTTCACCTCTCCGTGCTTGCTTATTTCTTGAAGCTCGACGCGAAACTCCAAATCCGTGATGTCGATCGTAAAAAGGAAGCTCCCTACAGTTTCTTCAACAGAAGACGCGGAGTCGATGTAAGGATAGGAACGCAACAAAGGGACGAACTCTTGAGGAACAGAATAGTGTATATGCACCCGCTCTTTATATCGTTCCTTCAAAGCTCTACCGATAACAGTAGAGAAGATGATATCTCCATAGCCTCCCATTGAGCGCTGTACTAAAATACGACCGCTCTTTCCTCCTCCCAACGCTTCCTCTATAGCGTCTATCACCTTAACGCCGCGAACTCGACTAAACCACTCCAACCCAAGTCGCTGGAGCACCTGAGGAGAGTGTGGATGGATGCCCCACTTTGCTTCAAACTTGGCGATGTTCTTGTTCCAACGCTCTTCATGCAACTTTTTCTCATCTTCCAGCGTACGTATGACAGCCCCAAGACAGTGGTAGTACTGAGCGGAAGAAGTGCGTAAGAACTTTCCGCCTCCAAGTCGTAACCGCAGAATGTAGTCATTGTCTTCAATGTAACGAGGCGTAAACTGCTCGTCAAAAAACCCAACCTTCTCAAGACACTCCCGAGAGAGGAGAGTCGCCGAAAAGTCGCCTGCTATCAAATCGACCACTTCTTCGTTGTGTCCTTTCTCAAACTCGATCGCCTCATCAACATCCCACGGAGGTGTCTTGGCGAGAACAGTCCCCGCCATCGCCTGTGCCCCAGTAGCCTTCGCCTCAGCTACTATCTCATCGATGTAATCTGCTCTTAGCACCAGATCGTTGTTTAGAAGCAGAAGAAAGTCGTAATCACCTTCCAGCGCCTTCTTGATCGCGATGTTTTGAGCTTCAGCCACAGACGACTTCTTTGACACAAATTCAACCCCTATTTCTTTCAGCCACTTCGTTGTACCGTCTGTGCTCTTATTGTCAATCACGAACACGTCGTAGTTGTGCCAAGAGCGAATCGACTCGTATGCTTTCTTTGTCATCACAAGATTGTTGTACGTTAGAAGCGCGATGAGTATCCGACTTGGCTCTCGAAGCTGCTTCTCAACCGTCTTGACAACTTCGTTCGGCTTGATGTTCGACAAACACGACACAAATCCAAAGTTGCTTCGCTCTCGATACGTCTTACCACCCTCCACACACTCCAGCTTCCACCAACACGGCTCGCTCCGTCGCTTCAGCGGACACGTTCCCTGAAGCACCGACGCCTTCTCATAGTCTTCGCAAAAGATACGCCCGTCAGTATGCCCAAAAAGTCCCACAATTCTCTTCTTGAGTGCACCAGCAATGTGGAGTAACGCTGAGTCGGGAGCGACAACCACATCGCACTCATTGATGAGGGCTGCCACTTCCCGGATTGAGTAGACGTATCGTCCTTCGGAGTCTTTCTCGTCCAGAAGTACAACACTGTACCCTTTCTTCTTCAACAGTTTGACGACTTCCGCTATGTGAGCATAGGTTCGGGCTTTGGCAGAAGAGCACAAGCTCACTCCTACTATTGGGGATTTGTGAAGCAGCTTTCGCTGCGCAAGCTGTCTCTTTGCCCACTTCTTCTCCTTCTCACTTACAACATAGACAGGCGTCTTGTTGATAAGCCACAACCCCAGCTCACTCAGCAAGACAGCTGTTCGATTCCGCTTATGCTTCAGACCGACCTCATGCCAACGAGGTTCGCATTTCAACTCCATCTCGTTGACGTTTAAGAGCAAATCAAACGCGGCTGATGTGCAGTCTTGAAGTCTTGTTGAGACTTCATCGATGTAGGGATTCCCATAAAGCACTTCCTTCAGCGTGTCCGTTGTGAAGACGGTTATGATGACATCTTTTCCGAACGCCTCTTTGAACGCTTTCGGAATGCAAGTCGCCATCACCATATCGCCGATTCCAGGTGCGTCATTACGCAATGCAAGCTTGAGCTTCTTTCCACTGCACCCCCATTTCCTCCGCATCTCTTCCAACTTGCGTTGTGCCTCCCACAGATCACTGCTGATAAAGTAGTCAGACAGCTTGAACTGTTGGCGCAGTTTCTGATACATCGGCTCACCGGGGCGTACAACAACAGGGTTACGTTGAGAGTCGTAAAAAATCTGATCAACACCAGTGTCATTTATCGGCACCTCAAAATGCTTCTTCAGCAAGAAGACAGAACCGGGGCCGAAAAGCGGGTCTTTCATGCTGTCACTCTCCTTACTGCGTCCAAAACTCGCCGCACGACGAGTCCCTTATCAACATTGAAGCAGTCAATCCTTCCTCCGCACTTCCCGATACGTTCGAAACAACTCTCACATCCAATCTCCTCGTTCAACGCAACGAAAGTGGCTTTGCCCTTACTGTAGAGTGGATGCATCGTCAGTCGTTCAGTGTGTCGAGTAGGGCCGAGTATGAGCACCGTCGGCGTCTTTGTAAAGTGTGAAATCCACAAAGGAGCACTGTCCATAGTGATAAGACATCTCGCCGAACCGATCAGATTGAGAAACTTCTCATCGCTTACCCAATGTCCATTGCCCACACACCTCACCTTCAGCTTCTCCTTCTGCAGTCTCTTCACGAGGTGCTCACGTGTTTCAATTGGCAACTCTTTGTGTCTATGGCTTCCTCCAGTCTGCAGTACAACGTAGTCACTTTTCTTCCATGAAAGCTCTGTCTCCCAACTTACACTCTCGTCGAGCCCAAACCAGTCGAGGAAAATCTGTACTCGATGAGTTGTCTGGTACGGCTCTTGTGTGTGGTCACGTTCCAGCACACCAGATAGATGCACACCAACGTCGTACTTAACTTGATTCCGTGCCAAGGCGTCATCAGTCGCGAAAGCATCATAGACCCCTTTGCCGAGTGTTTTGAGTATGTAGTGTTCCACAAAGCGTGGATGCGTAACAAGTGTGATATGTGGGTAGTAAAGCTTCGTTTTGAGAAGTCGAAGCACAGGAATCAAAAGCAACAAGTCGCCAAGTGCGTAGTGTCTTGCAACGACAAGCCGTTTACACTTGCTCTCGTCCAAAAATCTGAAAACGTCTTCAACCTTTGTGAGAGCTGATATGCTAAAGTCAGCGTCATCTACCAGAAATCGCGGGTAAATCGTAACAACTTCCCTCTCAGAAGTGTAGAAAAGCTGAGCCACGTTCGACCCTTGGTAGTACACACCCATTGTTTTTCACCTCATACCAATACCCGAGCGGAGTAGAGGGGTGGACGCTCTTGCTGCCCACCCCTCCTTCGCGCTCTATCTGTGACTAGAAGGCGTGGTCGCTTTAGCTCGCGTTCTGCAGTGTGACGGTAGCCATACCGTCTGAGATCAAGCAGCCGTACGCAAATCTGCTCAACAGCCCTCTCCTCGGCGTGAAATCGTCCGGGTCAACAAGAATTGGAGTTGTGTACAGAGGGATGTAGGGAGCGTAATAGCCAACTGTGTCTGACCAAGTTGCCCCTTTGTATCCCAACAGGAGCTTCGTGCTGTCGGGCCAGAACGGGTCTTTGTACACCTTGTAGCGATCAGCGAGAGTCCCAATGAGGTGTCTTCCGACCGTAAACTGATCTGCGGCGGGGCCGGCGGTGCCCGAAGGCGTAATTTTGAACTCCTCGAGCTTTTCCAGCCTCACGATTGCGTCAGGATGCCCCACAATCCACGTAGCGTAGCGATACCTCTTTTTGTAGATGAGGTTCGAGGCGTCAACAATAGCTTCGTACAACGTCTTCTTGTAGGCTGTCTTTTCGAGGGTGGATTTGTCGTCCGACGGAGCGTTGCAATCCCAGTTGACGTTTCCGGCTGAGGCGCAACTTAGAAGCTGTGCGAGAATCAGACCGTCGATCTCCCTCACGATCTCTTCTTGAAGAATTGCGAGAATTTCAGACTCGATGCTCAAGCCGTGGTAAGCTTTGAGGTCTTGCTGCGACTCAATGCTCCACGAAGCTTTGAGAGCTCGCTCAATGGCTTCTACGCTGGTGGAGGTCAGCTTCATCTGCAGATCACGTGGAGTGGTGCCTTCCGTTGTCCTCGCTGCGTAAGCTGTAGGTTTGGAGTCGTAGACGCTATCGCCTTTTGTGACACCGGCTGCAGTCGTCCCCCAGGTGAAATCGAGCCAGAAGACTTTTGCTGTCGGCTGCGAAATAGGCTGCACCGAAACGAGGTCCATCGCGATGAGACGACTGAAGATTTTCCGAACAAGAGGAAGGGCAACTGTCGTGAATACGGCGAAGTCTGCCTTCTTGATGGTGTCTTCAGCGAGCTCAGACAGGTATAGCTTCTCGTTCTGCAAAGCGCGGTCGATAACCCACTCCTGGGTGAACGGCTCTTCGCGTGCCTCTCGATCGAGGTCTTCAGTCAGCGCTTCGTACTGCTCTTCCAAAACTTCGCTGATTGATTTGTCGTAGGTCATTATTTCTCCTCCTTCTTCTCTCTAATGCCAGCTATCCTTTTGGCATCTTTCTTGATTTTGCTTTCACCCTTTACCACAACCCTGCCTTTGCCAGCAGCCAACACCTCACCCTCAGTCAGAATTTGTTTGACCAGCGCTCTATCTGTCTCGAGTCTGGCGTCGACCTCTTCAACTGTCTTGCAGTCTTTCAGTCGTTCCTTCAAGACGACCGCAAAAGCTTCTCCTTCGAGAACTTTAGCAATGTGCGCCTCGACTTCTTTCTTGCGGAGTTCCTCTTTGGTAGCGCTCAGCTCAGTCTCAAGATTCTCAACCTTGGCTTCAAGATCAGCCAGTTTGGTCTCCTCCTCTTCTTTTTCCTCTTCCTTCTTCTCTTCGGGTGCTTTCATGAAGCCAGCATCCCGCAAGATCGAAGACATCTTTTCGACTTCTGCCACAACCCCAGACAAGGCGCTCAACTGCTTTTCGATCTGCTCATCCTTCGTTGCGATCTGAGATTCGAGATCAGCTTTTTCTTTCCGCAGCTTCTCAACTTCAGCCTTCAGCTTATCGACCTCCTGTTCGCCTTCTTTTTTCTTCTCTTTCCCCTTTTCAACTTCAGTTTCAGTCTCTTCCTTCTTTTTGTCGTCTGTCTCCTCAGATGCGCTCGTCTGTTCTTTCTTCTCTTCTTCTTCTTTCTTTTTGGTCATGCTTTTTTCCTCCTTCGGAGTTTCGTCAACGAAGCAGTCTTCATACCACTCGTCTTTGCAGTGACTCTCCTCCTCAGAATCAGTTCTGTTGAGAAGATTCTGCTCAATTATCTTAGTGATTTGAGCCGACTTCACTGACGGATCGATTACAAAATCAAAACTTGAAAACCTAAAACCCGGCTTTACTACATAAACCTCACCACCACCCTTCACCTTCTTCTTAGCAAGTTCGCCTCTTCCACGAGATGAAAACCCGGGGCGACCTCCTGCTCTCAGTATTTCCTGAAGAATCTGCCCGTTCTTTGTGTCCAGAATAAGCATTTCGCCCCGCAGAACTTTGTCATTGTTTTCGTCCCACCACACTTTTGTAACGAGGTGGGAAGTGTCCTTCAAGCTCGCGTAGAAGGTCGGATGATCGAGTTCGCCGAACACTTGACCAGCTTCGATCTTGGGCCGAAGCTCTTTGACAGCTTTCACCATCACACTCTTCGGATAGATTCTGTTGTTCTGATTGATGATGTCTGCGTGCTGTATGACACCTTCAACACGCATACGCGTCTTTCCACTCTTCTCATCGAACTCTTCTTTGACTTCAAACGGCTCCCAGGAGACTTCGCAAAGCTCTTGAAGCGCGTCACTCTCTTTTGCTTTCGTCATTTGTCCTCCTACTTACTTGACTAATGACGCGGTAGCAAAGACCGCTGTCACAACTCCGACTCCCACACCGAGACCTCTCCAAAAAGCCGACTTCTTATGCTTCTTGCACTCTGAAAAGAGTTCCTCGCTCACTTCTCTTAGCCTCATAGCGTCATTGTATCGCGCAACCCAAATCTTCTCTTTCTCTCGCCACTGTCCTTCACTTACTTCGTACGACTCGATCTGCTTTCTAAAATCCATTGTAATCGTAAGTTGCTTCTCATACAAGTCCTCGAACTTCACTTTCTCATGAAAAATGTGCAATGTCAACTCCGCTCCTTTGCGTGTAGTACGAAAATAGCCGTTGTTCAAATACTGCCACTCTGCGCCTATAAACGTAACGAGTGAAGCAACAAGCTCATTAGGCGGAGCAACAGACAGCTCTTCGAGCCTCTCCTCATACGTGCGTACTATCTCTACCTTCTCTTTCTCTTTCTGTTGTATGCGCTTCTCGACTTCTTCTCTTTTTTGTCGCTCCTCCTCGAGCATAGCTTTGTAGTTTTCAAGCTCCTTCGCGCGCTCTTTCTCAAGCTTGTCATACGCTTCAACTTGCTGCTCGTAAGCCTTCTCCATCTGCTCCAGCTTACTGTCTCTTGAGTTCACAACCCACAAGAATACGACTATGACGACAGCCAGTACGACAATCTCAAAGAGCGAACGTACAACACTCTTGTTCATTTCTCCCTCTTAGTTCTTGGCGTGACTGCTCTTTCCAACAGAGAGAACCGTTTGTCGCATTTCAGAATCTGCTTGCCGATCGTTTCGCTTACATCACTCAACTTCGCAGCCGCGTCATCGAGCTTTTTCCATTGCTTCTTTTGATTGCGGGCAAAATAGCTGAGTTCTGTCTTTACGACCCCCATCTCAACCTGCACCTGTCCGACGTTATCGCACACACCGTCAACCTTTGTTAAGATGCGTTCCATCAGCTCTCTATCTGAGAGATTCGTCGGATTTCCCGCACGTGTCGTCTTCCACAGCCATCTGATGAACGCAAAAACCCGCTCCAAAATTACGAGCGCTATCCCCCCTCCTAAAACGTACGCAACTTCTTTGCTTATCTGAAGCACTCAATCCTCCTACACATCAAGCTCTGTCCCATCATCTACTTTTGCCCCGCCGCTTAAACGCTTCCCAAAGTGACTAGACCACCTCCTAACTCCATGGCTTTCGTGATGAGTTCAAACTCAACCTTTGCGAAAATTCTCAGACACATGCACGCGTAGATGTGCGCGAATCCGAGAATCAAAGCCCAGACTCTCGTTTTGTGCTTTCCGAAGTTTCGTGGGAGCTTCATTTTTCTCCTGCTCTTCCCATCACAATCGACTCGTTCAATTTGACGGTGATCTCAGCCCCTCGATATCGCATCACTACAGTATTCGCATCAACGATACGCACCAGCTCTCCGGAGCGAATCAACAAGTTGTTTACAGTCCAGACTGACTGACCTGTGACAAGCCCCCTACTCTCTAAGAAGACCTCCAGTCCCTGCTCTCGAAGTGACGACACAACTTTGACGAGTTCCGATACGTTGTACGTCGGAACAACACGTACTCCGTACTGCGTTTGCAGTTCTATCACTTGCTTCACCAACTCTCGATGAAGTTGCACATAGTTAAGTTTTACCTCTCCTGATGTAAGCTCAATCAACTGTCGAAACCGATTTATCTCGTCGTATAAA